CTAGTGCACGTGTGGAGATCCTATTGGAAATCCACCGTTGCGCCAAATAAACAAGCATAAGGATTGCATCGAGTAAGTTCGCACTGAAGAGGACTTTCCACGAGCTTACACTCGGTGCCGAGTCAATGTGCTAGGATGTATAGTACCAAGAGCCGCCAAGCCTGTCATTAGACCTGACATTAATTCGGAGGCCATGGATAACTTAGTTAGAGCAGTAACTAGGAAGAGGAAAATGTTACAGGAGCAAGTGATTTCTACACGTAAGGATGTAGGCATGGTAAGCGTTGCGGATTACCAAGCAGGATTAGAATCTAGTAAGGCGAAAAATGCTAAACAGAATGACGCCGAGTTGAACTAGTGGTTATTTGATAGAGGTGATGAGAACATACTATTGACTAAGATGATGTCTAGACCTAACCAATTAATGTCGAAGCATAATGAGGAATGTTTCTGGAGGCCATTTGACTATGTCGAAGATGGAGGGGCCAGAGCAAGGCTTATAGTTTCGGCAGAGAGTCACACTAAGGCTACATAAGGCCCAACTAATTATAACGCACTGCGTGCTTTCAAATCATTAACGGACGAACCAGTCCGAATGTCAGCAGATGTGGATATATTTTAGTTAGGAGCCTAGTTATAGGCTAGTTCAGACATTGGTAGGTAGTAGGCACACTTTGGTACATGCGATTATTCTTCATACGACTCAACCGTTACACATCCATTGATGTTACTTATAGCATATGGTTTAAAAGACCTTTTTGAATATGTGCTTACAGATTTGGAGTTTAGGATGCAAAACGAGATGGTCGAAGTGAAGAAGTTGAAAGATGGGGTGACTTAGTTGACGCCTCACTTCTTTGCGCATGATAAATACCGTCGTGAATTGTTTTCGCTAATTTTTAATCAAGAAACCATAGGCGTATGTAAAATGGCCCCCTATTAGAAACAGATGGGGAAGACCTATATGTATGGAGTCACGCCTGATATGATCAACACTAGATACTAAGGATGCACACAGTCTGGAAAACCAGCCCAAACCACACTAGGTAACACTTTTTTGACCACATGTATGAACATGGCGATCTTCACAATGTGTTCTGGAAGCACACTCGACGATAATGGGAATTTTCACCCTTCTTCACTGTTCTAGGCTGCATAGCCTTCTTGTGAAGCTAAAGGAGATGATTCGCTAATCACGAGTAGCTCGAACAAGTTTATGAGGAATTTTGAACTAGTTTTAAAACAAGTTCACCCGTTAAAAAAGTGTGACCCCTACAAAGAGCCGTACTACGGTTTAGGTGTGATTTGTGACGGAATGGTTAGAGACGCGCAATACTTATCCCTGAAGATTAAGGACGGAGCAGCTACTAGGTAGCTTGTCAGAATAGTGAGATCAAGCCATACAAATTCGCTGGCACTCACAGCCCCCGAAGCCTATGATCTGTACTAATTAGCTATGGATAGAGTACTATTCCAGTGGAAGACCGGCTACGAATTCAGAGGTGTTAGAACAAAGAAACACGACGTGTTATCTAGCATCATTGAAGGAGTTAAGCACGGTGAAGGCAAAGCTGCCTTAGCTCTTAGACAGGTCACTGGTATCGGCGGAGCCGTCTACAAATACGGAAGGGTGCTCAACACAAGCGGACTGAGGATTGCGAGAACATTTGGTTACGAAGACGTTGACGAAAATGATTTAGACCAAGTGTTCACCAATCTGGAACTTCTCATGCATGAGGAAGGCTCTGAACAAAGAGACTATGGTGAAGGGGACTTGTTGATGGAGAAACATGGAATTAGAGAGTACTAACAGACACAACAGCTGTTCTCTTATACCATGCTCTTCTCGTTGCTATACTTGACAGTCCTTGCCACCGCTGTCTCCGGCTTCCTTCCCGGTTTGATAAGTGCCGCCTTTGTGTTAGCAATTATATGCTACACCTTTGGTTTACGTGCACCGAGACATAGAAACACCCCTGTAGGCCCAATCAGAATAAGACATCTCTATGAAGATCAGAAGTTCATTATGAAACACGTGATGTCAGTTCTTTTATGCGCCACAATAGTCACCGCCACACTATTCTTCTACATTGCGGCGAGCCATATTTACTCAATGGCTTGCCCCCAGGGTGC